ATGTCGAGTCCGGCCAGACCACGCCATAACCAGACGCAGGCGTTGCAGGGACGCTCTGTTCTGCGAATCGCGCGCGTGCCATTAGACCACCACCAGGATGCCGTCGCCTTCAGCGGTGATCTCTTCCGTGCCTAGCAAAATGAGCTCCTCAGCGTGGACGCCGAACTGGTCGGTGCCGATGACAAAACTCCGCCCAGGCGCCTTGTCAGCAACGTAGGTGGATGAAATTGTGCGCGCGATGATCTGTAGCCAGCGGTGAAAATCACCGGCGATACGGCCACCAGCTTCGGCGACAACTTGCGTGTATTGGAGCGGTGCAATCATTCACCCACATCGATACGGGCACGCACGCCCATGATCGCCATGCGACTGTTAATGACGAACGTAAAGCGCAAGATCCGCTGGAAGAACGAGCCAAGCCGATGCCATCGCGTGCGCGGGTTAGTCGCGGTACCGGATACTGCGGTCGAGTAACTGGAGCCGCCGTCGTCGCTCACTTGCAAGCTGCAGGTTCCTGAAGCTGATGTCTTCTGCATGTCCAAATAAATCTCGGGCATGAAGGCGCGCACGCCGCCATAGTCAACTTGCGGCACTGTCATCGTGCGCGTTGGGACGGCGCTCGTCGGGCTGTGCGCTGTGGTGTCGCCTGCATCGGTGAAGGTACCGGCGTCCACCAGATAGACAATGCCTTTGTTGCTTGCGCTATTTGCGCCGAGATAGACGCCTACACTCGCCAGGCCAGCGCCGACAGCAGGTAGGCCGACAACGCTCACAATCAACACGCCGGTGTATCCGCCCGACGCGACGAGCGACGAGCCCCAGCGGTGCCATAGACCAGTTTCGAGGTTGCAAACGAGCGCCTCTTTTGCCGTGCCCGCCGTGTTGTTGAACCCGCTTAAGCAATAGTACTGGACGCCATCATGCAAGAATGCCGAACCGTAGATGGTGACACCTTGCGCCGTTGCCGTCTCGAGGTATTTCTCAACCCATGGCGTCGATATTGGCGTGGGGCGATTTCCATGCATGGAGTAGACACGCCGATCGTTGCCAAGCCAAAAGATGGTGTTGTTCAACTTGACGATCGTCAGAACACCAAGCAGCAGTACGCCCGTTTCGATCAGGCCTGGAGAGCTGCGCGTGAATGGGAAGCCCGATCCGCCAGTATTGTAGTAGTGCTCGATCGAGTCCGTCTTAAAGGCGTAGACTTCGCGGTGGTCTGAGATGACGCCGACCAGAGATCCTGCGAGTGCATCAACCGTAGTAAAGTTGAGAGCGTTGATGGTTATCGGATCGTCGACATTGCTCGCATAGAGCGAGTTGGTGCCAGTCTCCGTGTAAAGCGTTATGCCGTCCTGATAGGTGACATCGGAGAAATTGGCCCGTGAGCAGGCGAAGGATTCGGATGTGGTAATGGCTCGCGCGTTGGTGCCGTCCACGGCAACTATGTGCGTGTCGGCGTCCACCATGCGACACGGCCCCGTCCCGGGCATGGTCCCGACAGGGACTGTCGTCCAGGCGCCGGCGAGCAGGTAGTGAATGCCCGTCCCGCGGATCACCCAAAGCTTGTCCGTGCCATCAAGGGAGTGGCACATGCCGCGAATGGCCCCGGACCCTACCGCCGTGAAGTCAACGACCGGCATCTTTATGCATGGCGTGTTGGCAACATGGAATGGCCTACGCGCCCCTGGCGGGTTGCGTTTAAGCATGAGGTTGGAGAGCTCTGCGTCGGAGACGTAGGTGGATCCATCTTCCCCCTGCGTCACGGCAAGCGGTATGTCCACCCACTCGCTCATTAGAAGTAATCCAGCTCAATCGGGATTGGGTGCCGGAACCCCGCAACTTGCCGCCCGAGCTCGCGCTCTGCGTCGATTGCGCCCTGCTTGAACTCGAGCAGGCGCTGGCCGCTTATGCCGTAGGATTGCGCCACGTCGGCAGCGACGACATCGCGGAGATGGATCTGCGCCCACGCTGGAACAGCGCTCGTCTCGAACGGTACAAGCCCGAACTTGCGCAGACGCTCGTGCGCCGCGTCGACCGCTTCGTCGACCCACGCTTGATCGACAGTCGCAGGCGTCTCGCCGGCAGCAAGAACGCCAAGGTGCTCGAGCACACGATTGCGGAGCGCTGCTTTTGCGATGTCAGCCACAACAGCCCTCCCACCGTACTAGCTAGTCTTTTGCGTCGTGTTTCTTAGCTTTGGCCTTCGTGCTCTCTTTGACTTCGTGTGCTTCGGCCTTTACTTCGTCGACTTCGGCCTTTGCTTCTTTGGCTTCGGCCTTCGTGCTCTCTTTGACTTCGGCCTTGGCTTCAACCTCTGCGAAGCCCGGCATGCCGCGAAGCTTGAGCGCGAGTGACGCGTCAACCTTTACCGGCTTACCAGCCGCGAAAACCACGTCGCGGATGGTCACCGTCTCCATGGCATTGCGCTCGATTCTCGGTGCGCCACCCATGACAGGGCGACCCGCTGTGTCGACAACCACGCGACCAGCTGGCTTATAGGAGACACGGCCCGCGCGGTCGGTGACCGGGAACCCCTTGTCATCCAAGACAACGTCACGGTCGCCGGTGAGAAGCGGCATCGGGTGAGACACCGTGTCTTCGAGCGAGCCGTCATAGACGAAAACACCAGGGCCGCGCTTGAGCTGTGCTTGGCGTTTCTTGCGGGTGTTGTTGTCTTCGTCGCGGGATGTGATGTGCATGTGCGGAGTGTCCTATGAGGAAAATGGCGCAGGCCCGAGGCAGATCCGAGGATCCGCCAGGGGCCTGGCCTATTATTGGTTAGTCGCCAACGGCCGAGGCGTAGATACGGCCGTATCCGTGGTCGAAGCTGTTGAAGACCGACTTGGTGCAACCGCGCACCTCTTCAACGGCAACGCCGCGCTTGTTCTTGTAGTCAAAGTCATCCGGGATGACCTGCATGCGTTGCGCGTACTCGAGGATCAAAGCCTGCGCGCCGCAGAAGTGGATCATCGATACGTCAATCCCTCCGGCGCCAACGGCAGAAATCAATGCACCGCCAGCCGTCGCCGTGGTGCGATCCATTTCTGGCATCTCAAACACGAAGACGTTTCCGACCTTGATTGCGCCACCCGCGAAGATGATGTTCTTGTCGCCACGGACATCAGCATTCTGGTGGATGGTGTCCATGTTGGCTTGCAAGTCGCGAAACGCCAGCGAGCCGGCCAGCGCATAGTAACGCTCGCCGCCAACGCCTTTTTCGTCACCCGCTACCATCACGGGACGGACGTGCGGGTCTGCACCCTGCACGCGTCGCCGCTCGAGGCGGATCATGTCTTGGTGCAAATCGTCGGCAGTGCCGTCGATATTTGCTAGACCTGACGAGTGGTCGGTCGTGGCATTGGAGATCAACGCGCCGAACAAAATGCGTCCATTGGACGTGGACGGGTTGTTGGCAACGAGCCACGCATCTTTGGTGGCTTCCGAGCTTGCCGAGTACACCTCGGTGCCGTCGGTGCTGGCGCAGGCGAAACGCGCGAGCTTAAGATCACGCGAGCGCTCGGCCATCCACGACCGCAGCATCTTCGCGCCAACTTTGGCGAGGTCGAAGGTGCTCTTGATGTTTTCGTACTTGCCGACAATGACGCCGTTGCGCAGCTCGTGAACGGTTACCGAGCAACCGTGGTTAGGCTGGCTCTCCTCGTTCCCTTCGAGCGTCTGGCCGTCCGTCACGCCGGCGCTGGAGAGGCGACCGATCAAGGTGCGCGTGATGGTGATACCAGGCTTAGCGCCCAGGGTCTCGCCATAGTGAATGACGCTGTTCTCGCCAGTCCCGGTGAGGAACTTGAGCGGGTCGAGCCGTTGATATTCGAAGAATTCGCCATCGGCCCATTGCTGGACCTGGAGCGCGCTAGCTACTTCTGATTGTGCCATGACGGTGCCTCAGTGGGGCGTCAGACGCTCGGACCGGTGAAGAATGTCTCCGCCGCCCGTGGGCCCGACCACTCCCGTGTGGTGCTGGCGCCGCTTCCGCGTGCGCCGGCGATTGATCTGCTGGGGATGGGTGACTTGGCAGGCGGTCGTGGTGCTGCTGATGTCGGCTCCGAGGATCCGCTCAATTCCGCGCGCAACCGCTCGCGCTCGGCATCTCGCCAAGCCTCCGGGTCGCGCTCGAACTCACCACGCTCTTTAAGCGCGGTGGCTTTTTGGTAGAGCGCCTCGGCCGGGACGGGCTGCGCAAAAACCTCTTGCAGTAAGCTCGGATCCTTGGCCGCACACTCTAAAAAGTAAGCCTTCTTTTCCTCGTAATCGGCATGCTCCCGGCGAGCATAGAACTCGCTGACGTTGGCGCGCTGCACTGTTGCAACCGCCTCCGGGTCGACTCGCTGGCGATTAATGTAGCCAACCGGGTCCTCCCAGTACTCGTCATTTGGGTCGCGCTCTTGCTTCTCTGACTCTTTGGTGCCCGACGCCGCAGGCCGTTGCTCAAGCATGCGTCGCATGGCCGCCACTTCGCCATCGAGGCGATAGCGCTCGCGTTCCACTTCCTGCCATTGCTTACGAAAGCGCCTCTTGTCGCCGCGTGCGGCTCCAAGCGCTTTCTTCAGGCCGTCGAGATTCTCCGGGACCGACTCTTCCGGCTCGTTGTCGTCGTCGGCTTTCGCCTGCGCCGGCAGCTTCGCCTGGTCAGTACCACCGGCGGCAACTTTCGATGCCTCCGGCTCAGCCCGCACCTGCTCGGTGCGTTCGGGCTCCTGCGCCTTGTCGGCAGACGAATCACTCGCCGCCGCCTCATCGCCGGTGCTCTTGCCGTCGAAAAATTCTGTGACGTCCATAGTACTCCATCGCCCGTGTCAGCCGGCGGCGCCTCACACCACACATCACATGTGGTGTAACTTACACATATGCCTTGTGGCGTATGCTGCACACATGATACACCATATGTGCAACTTGTTGCAAGCTCATCGTGCACGTCGTTGCACGTGAAACAATTGGAGACCATGAGAAATGAGCAAATCACGCCACATCGCCCTCGCAGCGCTTGTCACTCTCACCGCCGGGGCCGTTTACGCGGCGAATACCCAGGTCAGCCCTAGTGCATTTAAGGCTGCAGGTCGGACCGGGTACGTCTACGGGCGTTCGGACGGCGTGTTTCAGGAAGAAAATAGCAAAGCGCCGTACATCATCGAGAACGGCACGGCCGCCAAAGAAGCTGGCTTCGGTTATTACGAGAGCTTTACGCCTGGCGAGTACTCCACCGATCCTTCGGTGTTCCTGACCGTCGCCGGGGTGGTGGCGGCTGCCAACGCACAAGAGCTCAACATAGGCTACTACGGGCCGCACGCATTCATTTTTGGCCAGTCAACTGCGCAAACGCTTCGGCCGGCCATGACTTCGATCGGTCTCAACATCGCCGCTGACTTGGTTAGCGCCGAGGCCTACGAGATGTTCGCCGGCATTCTTGGCGCCAGCGGCCGTCCTGCCGTGATTGGCAAAGACCCGGCGTTTTACTTCTGCGCCACGGCAGAGATTAACGATGCATCCGGCGCGAGCGACTGGCACGTCGGCTGGCGCTCGGCCGAGGTTACTCAGGTCAAGGCCATTACGAGCTACCTGAACTACGCAACCATCGGCATCGAGGGCACGTCAAACCCGAACACCATCCAGATCATGACGGGCAATGATGGCACTGACGTCACCACCGACACCACCGACACATGGGCCGATGCAGCGAGCAAGAAGCTCTGCGTCAACGTCAGTGCCGCCGGCGTGGTCACGTACACCATAAACGATGCCGCTCCGACCACCACAGCGGCGTTTACCTTCGATGACGGTGACGCCGTGATCCCGTTCATTGCGTCCGAGCACAGCGGCGATGCCGCCACCGACACTTTCGATATCACCCTGTGGGAAGTTGGATATCAAGAATAATGCGACTCCTGCTCATTGTCGCAATCGCAACGCTTGGCGCCGCATGTGGCCCAAAGCCTAAGAACGCAATCGCTCCAATCTGTGCTGTTTGGTCCTGCGTCCACGACAAGAGTGGCCCGACCGAATGCACATGCCTCGAAGCTGGGAAGCCCCAGCCAAGGCCGTCAAGCGTCAGCAGCGATTGTCCCGAGTGGACCTGTAAACACGACAACCACGGCATGAGCGAATGCGGGTGTGTCAAGCAATAGGGGGCCGCCATGGCTCAGTTAGATCCGAGTCGATACCGCCTGCTGTCAGGGACGTTCCGCTACGGCACGTCAGACGGCCTCTATTACGATTCCACCAACGGCACACTGGTTCTTGCGCTCGGTGACTCTATCGTCGACGTCATTACAGCGACGGGCAGCACTGCCGACCTCGAGGTGTCGAGCGAGGCACGCGGCGACATGCTGCGTCGCGGTGCATCCGCATGGGAACGACACTCGGCAAAGACCAGCGGCCAGATCCTTGTTGGCGATGGAACCGACGTCGTATCCGTCGCAGTCAGCGGTGACGCCACCCTGTCGTCAGCAGGCGCAGTCGCAGTCACTGACCTAAGTCTGGCGAGTGAAGCCCGCGGCGACATTGCCAGGCGTGGCGCTACCGTATGGGCGGCACACTCGGCCAAAGCGGCCGGGCAAGTGCTGCTAGGCGACGGCACCGATGTGATCTCGACCGCACTAAGCGGCGACATCGACGCGGTGAGCTCGGCAGGCGTCGTACGACTCTCCGAGGAAGGCATTGCGCAACGCGCCTTCTCTGAAGATTTCAACGCCCTAGATACCGTCGACCAGGTGTCAATCATCCTACCAAGCGGTCTCGCTGCATCGGGCGCAACAGGGGTGATGAATCACCTCTACAGCCCAAGCGGCAAGGTGTACTGCATCGCGTCTCTAGGAGCCGGGCAAACCTTGTTCCCGAGCGTCGTTGCCGCAGGGCTCGACATCGGCGGCGACCAAACCGATGACGAAGGCTGGGAGATATTCTCTCACTTTGCCGGAGCTACCGGGCGACCATTCATCGTCGGTCGTGACGCGGCGTTCTACTTCACGTGTAAAATTGTCTTCGGCAATGCGGACGGACTCGACCATTTGATGGTGGGCTTGCGTCGCGCCGGGCCGCACCTGGCAACACCGGGCGATATTCAGGATTACGCAACGTTCGGCGTCAGTACGGCGGCGGATCCTATGGCCGTCAAGCTTTTGACCGGGCTCGGTGGCACCGACACCGAAACCGACACGACGCAGACCATGGTCGGCACCACGGCGGTGCAGTTCAAGATCTTGGTAAGTGCCGCCGGGGTTGTCACGTTCCAACACGACATCGTGACGCCAGGCACGCTCGCCGCGCCAACTGCCACCGTGGCACTGACGCTTGATGACGGCGATCCCATGATCCCGTTCGTGCGGTTTCTCAACGTCGCGGCCTTCGCCACTAGCGTCACCATACACAGCTGGGATGCGGGTTACCAATAGGGAGCCGTAGCACATGACGAGCTACGGTACGGATGGACCCAAGGATGATGCCGATAAGGCGCCTAAGGTCGAAGCGCCATCGCTCACCCGCAGGGTCGAATACGTCGAATCGTTTCTCGAGGAGACACTCGAGCAGCGCAAGGCGTCCATGCTGTGCCGTGACTTCTACGACGGGCATCAGCTCGATGCAGACGAGATCAAGAAGCTCAGGAAGCGCAAGCAGCCGGAGCTCGTCTACAACCTTGTCGCGCCGAAGATCAACTTCGTGCTCGGTGAAGAGATTTTGCGCCGCGTCGACCCCGTCGCCATGCCGCGCACCATGCAACACGACGATGCAGCTCGTGCCGCTACTGACGCTCTACGCTTTGTTGAAGAGGAGCAGAAGTTCGACATCGTGCGCAGCTCGTTTGCCAAGAACCTTATGGTCGAGGGCACAGGCGGCGCCATCAAAGAGCTCGAGCAGGGCACCGACCGCGTAAAGCACAGGCTACGGCATATCGAGTGGGACCGGCTTATCTGGGATCCGCACAGCCGCTCGCTGCTGTTCGACGACGCCAAATACCTCGGGATCTTGATATGGATGGATCTCGCCGATGCTATCGCGCGCTGGCCAAAGGCTGAAGACGACCTACGCGCCGCGCTGCACAACGACATCTCGCGCGACGACGGGGCGACCAGCGACAAACCCAGGTTCGCTTGGGCTGACTCCAAGCGTGAGCGCGTACAAATCGCTGAGCTGTATATAAACATCGATGGCAGCTGGCTCAAGAGCTGCTTCACTCAAGGCGCCGACCTAGAAAAGCCAGCACCGACTGGCTACCTCGACGAAGCCGGCGAGAAGCACCTTTGCCCGCTGCGTATGGCGTCTTGCTACATCGACCGCGAAGGGCGGCGCTATGGCGTCGTCCACAACATGATCTCGCCGCAGCGGGCCCACAACAAGCACAAGTCGAAGCTCCTGCACATCGTCACGGCCAAGCCTGTCATGGCCGAGCGTGACGCCGTGCGAGACCCGCAAGACTTTCAGACGCAGCTGGCGAGACCTGACGGTTTCGCCGAGACGGAGCCGGGCGCTCTTTCCGGCGGGCGTGTTCAGGTTCTCGATCAGATGCAGCTCGCCACGGCACACATGCAGTTGGTGCAGGAGTCCAAGGCCGACATCAACAGCATTGGCCCGACCGCGAGTCAGATGCCCGACCTGCCCACCGGTTCGTCTGGACGTGCGTTGCTTGCGCGCCAACGGGCCGCATCGCAAGAACTCGGTAACCCGTTCGACACGATCCGCCAATGGACGCTTGGCCTCTTCGAACTCGACTGGCTGTGTGTCTGCCAGCATTGGACCGAGGAGACCTGGCTGCGCGTGACCGATGACGAGGCGCGCACAGGCTATCGCTTTATTGCCCTCAACCGCCAGATGACTCGTGCCCAAAGGCTCCAGGAGTTGCTCGGCGAAGGCGTGGC